GTGTTAGTGAGCTGCACGGCGATGTACTTCGGGGTGGCCCCCTTGCCGCCGAGTTTGATGGTCTTCGACTCGACCGGCGTGTAGCCGTAGGTGATCGTGAGCGCCTGGGCGGCCGTGGTGACCGAACCCGAGCCGAGCACGACGATCCCGGTGACGCCCTTCTCGTCGGTGATGACGTGGTAGTCGGTCCCGACAACGAGCGTCGGGTTCGTCGACCCGGCGACCGACTCGATGCTCGCGCTCGGCTGGTCGGTCACAGGGATAAACTGCGAGTAGCCCCACGCGCCGCTCGCGATGTTGAGCACTTTTCCACTCACTGTCGTGCCAGTCTCGGTCGTGACAGTGCCAATCCCGAGTTTTTCAAGCGTTTCGAGCGTCCACTCGTGGAGCGTCGCCGTAACCTCGGCGCCGGTGATCTGGTCGGACACATCCACTTCGGGTGCGTTGTCCGGCTGGATGGTGATCGACTGGCGGTTCACAGTCAGTTTGGCCCCCTTGAGGATGCCGACATCAACCATGTCGGTAAACGCTCCGGGGTAGTCCTCGACCTCAAGTTTGCACGATCCGATACGGATCGCGTCCGGATTCTGCACGGATGTCTGAAAAGTCATTGTCTCAAGTCTCCTCTAGATACGTGACGATGACGTCCACGGGGATCCAGTGGATCCCGGTCGTCTCGTCATAGTCGTCATGCTGTCCTGCGTATCGGACGTCCTCGATACGCGCCCCATCCCGCACGCCGCGGTAGCCGTGGAGCGCGCACCGCACCGCGTCGGCGAGGTCGGCCGCCTCGCGCCAGGACTCGGCCATGCAAGTATACTGCATCCGGGCCTGGACGATACCGGTCAAGCCGTCCTGGGGGCGGCTGATCATCTGGTAGACGATCGCCGGAAACGTCGGCTCGCGGGGTAGCCGTCCTTGATAGGCACGAGTCCCGACCATCCCCGACACTACGGGGTCGGCGACGAGGATCGCCCGGAGGATGGACTCGATCTGCATCTAGCCCCGCCTCCGTATGATATCCTCGATCGCGGCGCGGAACTCATCCACGGCAGTCTTCCGGTTCTCGTCGAGTGCCGGGCGGATGTGCGGCCTCGGCGCCTGATTGTAGACGCGGCCGAGTTTGTCCGCGCCGACGAACCCATACTCGAGTCGTCGGGCCTGCGGGGCGTCCGTCCCCACGACCACGGTGCACCGCTCGGCGGTCTTCTCAGCGGTCTCCATCTCAAACGATCGACGGTAGGTGCCGGTCTTGTACGGGGTTCTGCCGCCTTCGGGGACGGTGATCCGCACTTGGTTGAGCACGGGGAGCGCCGCCGCCCGGGTTGCTGCCTCGAGGGCGGGGCCTTTGATGTCATCGGCGAGTTTACTAAATGCCTTCGCGAGGTCGTCGCCACCCCGAACGACAATACCGGGATCGCTCATCGGAGCCACCCCCCGGATGCGAGCGCGGTGAAAAACGCGACAACCATTGAGACGATCGCCGCAAGTGCACCGTCTCTCCCGGTCTGCGAGTCCTGTCGCGCCTTGATCTCGTTGATCCGCTCGTCCTGCGCCTGGTTGGCCTCCTTGATCTCCTTGAGCGTGTCCTTGATCCACCGGACGTCCTGCCGGGTCTCGTAGATCATCGCCCTGAGCGCGCCGTCGTCGGTCACCGCACCACCTCGCAGGAGAGCCGGGTCATGCTGCCGAGGATCTGCTCGACGAGCAGGACGTCGTAGGTCGTGCTACCGACGATCGCCCGGTCGCTCTCGACGATATCGGCGTAGTGCCCCTGCAGGGCGATCGAGGTGTTGGCGACGACGTAGGTCTGGTTCGGGCGCTTGATCTCCCGGCCCTTGAGCGGCATGACGTTGCACGGTACATCGGTGTGCCGATCCGTCCAGGTCTTGACCACCTGCCCGTCGGCGTCCACGGTCTCCGTGAGATACTGGATGGTGCAGCGGTCGGGGAAATGGCTCTCCAGCGCCCCCATGAGCCGAGGGTCAACGATGCTCCGCATCAGATCAACCCCCACGAGTCGGGTGCGATGATCGAGCCCGGCCCGGGGATGATGTCGATATACTCATCATCCTCGGCCGCCTCGGCCGCTGCCCGGGACCGGAGGCTCTCGGCCTGCTGATGCAGCGCGTTGGCGACTGCCTGCCCGTTTGTTTTCAGGCCGTTGACTTCGACGTACTTGAGGATCAGGGCCTGTGATGTGGCGATCTGGTCGAGAGCGTCTGCGGCCGCATACCGGACGTTGCCGTTGTTGAGGTCGAGGAGGGCCTCGATCTCCTCGTCGCTGAAAATCTCATGGTCAGGGTCGCGGTCGGTGCAGAGCTGTCGCACCAGGCCAATCGGCGTCCCGGGGACATACGTAAATGTCATGGTTTCGGCTCCTTGAGGCGCCGGGTCTTCGGCCGCTCGCCCTCTGTCTTCATGAGGGCGATGATCTCATCGTTCTGCTGCACGATCCGGGCGAGATAGATCTCCGTCGTGGTTACCGGGTGCGGTAAGTTGTCCATGATGATCACCCGGAAAAAGGGGGATGCCCCCTTACTTCCCGAAGCTCCCCACAGCTCCGCGCGGGTCCATCGCCGCGCCGCCGACGATGTGGCGGACCTTGAACTCGATCGAGTCCGAGTCAAAGTCGCCGCCGAAGGCGCCGACGTCACCGCCGCCGATCATAGAGGCGTTGGCGCTCTTCATGAACAGCTGCGGTTCTTCGAGGCCACGGAGGAACCCGATCTCGACTGCCGGGCGTTCCAGCTGCGCCGGGTCGGCGAAGAGGAACCAGGCGGTTTTCCCGACGGTACCAGTAGTGATGATCTTCGAGATGTAGGGTGCGACGGCAACCTTGAGGTTGCCGAAGAGGCCGGGGGTCTTGATCGTCGTGCCGGTCCCCGAGGAGATCTCTGTCTGGATCGTCTTGACGATCTCCTGTGCGGTGATCTTGAGCGCAGGGGGCACCACGAGGACTGCGGGGTCGTTGAAGATCGGCTCGTCGCCCTTGTCTGAGAGGTCGGCCATCACGCCGGCGGCCGTCTTCAGGTTGGCTGCGTTCAGGGCGAGTTCGAGCTTGTTGCCGTTCGCATCGTTGAAGAACGTCTCGTCGGGGCCGTTTTCGTCGCAGATCAGCGACGTGGCGAGTTTCTCGGTGGTGCGCTTGGCAGCAATGCCGAGCCGGGACGGGATGGTTGTGAGCGCCGAGAGGTCGTCGTTGACAAATGCCTCCCAGGAGAACTTGAACTTCCGCCCGAACTTCTCGACTTTGTAGGTGTATTTGCCCTCATCAAGGCTGGCGTACGGGTACTCCTCAGCCTCCTTGACCTTCGTCAGGGCTCCATCCCCGAGATCGATGAAGTGCCGCTCCAGTTCGCGGAAGTCCTTCGCGTCGCGGTAGATGCTGCACCAGTCCTGGTAGGAGGTCGGGTACGGTCGGTAACCGCCGAGCAGCGTCCGGTCGATGACGCCGCCGAGCAGCCCGGGGAAGTCGCTGGTGCTCATGGTCTCCGCGAACCGTGCGCGGGCGATGCGTCCCCGGCGGAACTCATCGATGAACTGCATCGTCTCGACGAGTTTCTGCCGGTATTCGGGGTCGGTGTCGAACCGCTCCCGGAGGGTCGGGCTCAGGTTGTGCCCGTCCGTTTCAAACAATGATTTGCCTGCCATGTTACTCTGCCTCCGCGGGGAGGAATTCGAGCATCAGCGCCGCCTCGGCGAGAGGGGTTGGGGACTCGGTCGCGGCCGCCGTGAAGAGTACGACGTCGCCCGCCGCGAGCTCCTTGTGGGTCACGTCGAGCGTGCCGAGGCTGAGCGCGATGTACGCCTCAAGCCCGGTGCCATCCGTGGCTTCGGTAGTCATCTCGACGATCTTGTTGTCGCCTGCTCCAGCAGCCCCCTTGTTGGTCAGGGCGAACGTCCAGTATTTGGAGTCGTCTGCGGCCACGGCGTTCTTGGTGACGATCTTGGCTGCGTTCAGACTCCCGGCGGTCGGTGCGACGAACGCGACCTGTGAGGTGGTCGCACTCACAGTCCCGAGCGGAACGATGATCGGGCGACTGTTCGCGGTCGCACTGAGTTTCGGCACGGTGACATTGGCGTTCAGGATCTTGTCCGTGGTCACTGCATTGTTCGCGAGCTGCGTCGCGCCGACGGTCCCGTTTTCTATGGTGCCTGCGCCGCCCGGGGCGCAGTCATGATAGACCCGGATCGTCGCGGTCTGGTTGTCGCTGATGGCCTCCAGTGCGATAC